GATATAGCTATAAGTTTGTAATTCAAACTTCTGCCGCCGTTACTTTGCAAACTTTGGATAACTTATATCCAATATTGCAAAATGCCCCAGCCAGCGCACCAACCCTTCCAACTGGCGCAATTATTCTTTGGTCAGGCAGTATTGGTTCCATTCCTAGTGGTTATGTAATTTGTGATGGTGCAAATTCAACACCGGATTTGCGTGACCGTTTTGTAATAGCGGCTGGATCAACTTATGCAGTAGGCGCAACTGGTGGTTCTGCTGATGCAATTACAGTAACCCATACCCATACTGCAACTTCAACTTCAACTGTTACTGATCCTACACACTTTCATTACGAAGCTTCTGCTGCTGGTGGCTCGGATAATCCAGCCGTATCAAATACAATTATTCCTTCTGCTGGAATTGGATATACTGCTGCTAATTTTAGAACAAGTTATGCTTCTACTGGGATTACAGTAGCCACAAGCACCACTAATGCCAATGCCGGAACAAGCGGAACTAATGCCAATTTGCCACCGTACTATGCCCTTGCATACATCATGAAAACCTAATATGACTACCATTGACAAAAACGAAGCCGCTTTATCTGCCCACGAACAAGTTTGTGCTTTTCGTTACGAATCAATTAATGCTCGTTTAAAAAGACTTGAACAAATATTAATTGCTTCTGCTGGGTTTATGATTTCCGTTCTTATTTCTATTGCACTTAAAATACAGTAATGAGTAATGTCAGACCCTTATGGAATAACAGAAGGAGTAAAAACTCTTTCCAGTAGCTTGGATGCAAGCCGAGAAGCCAGTAAAGGTTTATCTAAAAGCATTGAAAACATTCAAAATGATGGATTAGATTTAGCCCAAAAACAAGCTAATGAACGTATTAGAGCCAGGCGTGAAGCAGAGTTTAAAAAAGAACAAGCATTAATAAAAGCATTAAAACAATGGCAACATAACAAACAAATAAGCGATGAAGAAGCTAAATTAAAAATAGATTTTGTAAAAAAATACGGTGCAAAAGAATGGGAAGCAGTATTAAAAATTAAAATGGATATTGAAAGCTTACGTAAAAAAGACAACGAAGAATACCAACACGAATTAAAAGCTATAAAACGTTTACAGTTTTATTGTTTTGCAGTTGCGGCGGTATTTGCTTGGTATTTTACTTGGGGGTACAAATGGTAGCTTATTTGACATTTTGTTTTGTTTACTGGGGTTCATTGGCTTGTTACGCATAAGGAATAAATTATGGATTGGTTAATGAAATTAGTGCCGACTATTGCCACTTGTTTAGGTGGTCCATTAGCTGGCCTAGCCGTTACTGCGGTATCTAAAGCATTAGGTATTGATGAAGATAAAGTTCAAGATGTTATTGATAGCGGCAAATTATCTGCTGACCAAATATCTAGTCTTAAACAAGCTGAAATTGAATTGCAACGCCAGGCCCAAGAATTAGGATTAAATTTTGAACAATTGGCCGTTCAAGACCGTGCTTCTGCCCGTGATTTACAAAAAGAAACAAAATCTTTTATTCCCCCGGTATTGTCTATATTAGTCACCCTTGGATTTTTTGGTATTTTGGGTGGTTTAATGTCAGGCAAAATTATGACTTCTGATGCCCTAATGCTGATGTTAGGTAGCCTTGGTACCGCATGGACAGGCATTATTGCTTTTTACTTTGGTTCTTCAGCTAGTAGCCAAGCCAAAGACCAAATGATTCATAATTCAACGCCCATAAAATGACTAATGATCAATTAAAAGCCCTTGGCCTTGGCGAACAATGGCTTGACCCATTAAACGAAACGTTTGATAAATACCAAATTAATACGCCACAACGTCAAGCGTGTTTTCTAGGGCAAACCCTTCATGAATCCGGTAACTTTAAATTTATTAAAGAAAACTTAAATTATTCTGCTAAAGCATTAATGGCAACTTGGCCAAGCCGGTTTCCTAGTTTAGATATTGCAACGCAATATGAACGCCAACCTAAAAAGATAGCCAGCAAAGTTTATGTTGGCCGCATGGGAAATGAAACTCCGGAAGATGCCGCCAAATTTATAGGCCGTGGATTGATACAATGTACCGGTAAAGAAGCGTATCAGCATTGTGGTGAAGCGTTAGGCGTTGACTTGGTAGCCCAGCCCCAACTTTTAGAAGAACCCCGTTACGCCGTGTTATCGGCTGGCTGGTTTTGGAATAAAAAAGGGTTAAACGCCCTGGCTGATGAAGGCACTAAAGATGCTTTTGAAGTAATGACTAAACGTATTAATGGTGGTTTAATTGGTTTAGATGACCGTAAAACCAAAATGAACGAAGCACTTAAAGCACTAGGAGCATAAAATGCACAATGAAAAAAAAGAAGAAGTTGAATCAAAAGCAATGCAAAAAAAAGAAAACAAGCAAATGATTCAAATGCGTAGTGGATTGTTTGAATTAAAGCGTGAACTAAAAAAGCATGAGGGTAAGCCTATGAACAAGGCTCACCCCAAGTAATTACAAGCTTTTGTAATACTTCCATTTATCTTGATATTGCTGAAGTGCAGATGGTGGCACCCAGCCTAATTGCCGCCATCTAATGGTTATATCGGTGTAAGAAGTTGGAAAATATCGGTTCATATTTATCCTTGTGTTAAAAAAACCACAAAAACCACAAAACCAATAAACATTAAACCAGTAAAAACTTCATTAGCTATTTTTTTAAATTTTTTGATTTTGCGTTGTTTATCTTCCCAAACAAGAAGTTTGTTGTATTCCTCACGATCACCCCAACCCTTATTGGCCATGCGTTGTAAGTTTTCTTGTTTAGCCTGGTAAGCCCAAAATGCTTCTGCTTGTTGTTCTTCACGGTTCATTTTGCAGTTACCTTTAAAGTAATTACGGCAGTTGTTTTAGTATATTTGGCAATCAATTCTGCTGGTACATTAGCTTCAGCATAAACGGTCTTGTTGTCAACGGTGGCACGTTGTGAAAGGGTAACGCAAGCTTTAAACAAATTGCCTTCTGTATGGCCTTCTGTTTGCTTTAATTCATTTTTAATTGCATCGGCTTGTGCTTCTAAATCAGCAATTTGAGCCATCAACATACCTAATTGGTCAACTTTGCTTAACTGAATATCCATTGCTTTCATGATGTTTTCCTTTTATTTATCACCGCAACGTTGCGGTATTGATAATTTACTAAAGAAAACTTCACTACGCAAGAACTATTTACTAGGTGTTTACCCTAAAAACAACAAAAAGGTGGGGCTACTCGCTACGTCTATTAGATATGCCGCTGGTAAAAAAGGCCGACATTCACCATCCAGGAATAGCATCCGCTTTCGCCCCGTTGTTACTTGTGATTGTTTTTTAACTGCCAAAACTCTAATAGCTTGGTAAACATAAGCCAGTAGCGGTCCAAATCATTCGCTTCATGCTCCACAACCTTAACGCCGGTGAACTGGGTAATGCCATTGACCATCTTGTAGCCAACAAATACGTTGGCACAACGGGCTTTGGGCATATGAAAACCTTCGCGGTAAGCGGCTAATTGCATCCCATGCTCTGGATAAATTTCAGCTTTAGAAATATCTTCAGTTTCCTTGGTTTTAATGTCAATACATACGCCATCAAAATCATGCCTTGATTTAACTATTAAATCGGCCTTACCGCCGTACCCAAGGGGATGGGCAAAGGATAGTTCCGGCAATAGCAAAAGTTCCCCAAAATGCGTTTTAATGGCTTCTTCAACGGGGCGGCATATTTGCATATGTTCCGGTATTAATGCGCCTTCAAAAAACGATTGAACAATGGCATGAATGGTGGTGCCACGGTCAGCGGCCACCCGGCCAGTTTGCTTGGAATCCATCATTACCCGTTCAAGCCAAGATTGTTCCGGTTCCCCAGTTTCCCTAGGTAGGGTTAATGCACTTAATAGGACGTTTTGTTGTTTCCAAATATCAAGGCCTGGACGTGCCGCAACCGCAATGATTCCTGAAACGCTAGGGCAAAGGTCAAGTGATCTTGCATCCCGTAACGTTGCTTGTCGTTGCTGGCCGTTTTTTCCAATAACTGTATATGCTGGGTTTCCTTGACGATCATACCAATGCCCACTTTCCGATTGACGTTCTTTAATTATCATTTTTTGGTTTTCTTCCACGTTTTGGCGCTTCTTCTTGAACTGGTGTAACTACAACAACTTTGCTGGAATATTCACCGCACCAATCGTTTTGACTTTTGTTGGCCGTTTGTGGAAAACGTTTACATACGCCATACGTATCATTGGTTTGACCGGCATACCATTTACAGTCAATACATTTCATTTAATCACCTAATGTTTTTAAAATTAAACTTCTATCTTCAGGGTCCTTTACCATACAAGCCGCTTCAGTAATTAAAGCTTTGGTAAATTTAGACAATGCTTCATAACTGAAACCAATGATTTCAGTTTCTTCATCGTGGCCTATATCTTGAACTGTTTTCAAAGTGTAGTAATCACAAACCATAAACTTAATCATTGGCTTCATATTGCCCCCTAGAATGGAATATCGTCATCAATCAATTCTGACGGTGCAGAACTAACCGGTGGCGAATTAGGTTCAAACGTATTACGGTATTCGGCAGATTTCTTGATTACGCCTTGCATACCTTCTGACAACTTATTAAATTTATCTTGATCAAACGGATCAAGCGTAAAAATCATGGGTTCGTTAACGCCAACTGGTTCGCCTAATTTTTTTAATGCGGCTGGTATTTGGCTAATGCCAGCAATGTTGGCGTACTCTTTACCGTCATATGTTGAATGGGTGATAGATACCATGCAACACTTGCCCAGCAAGACTTCTAGGTTAAATCCATCTAATTCTTCTTGGGTAAATGCTTTGCCACGCCAGGCTTCTAAATCCTTACGCAACGTGGCTTTTTCGTCCAACGATAACGTATAGCGTTTAGATACAATTAGCGGTTTACCTTCTGCGGTTTGCAATGGCTGGCCATCGTTATCTTCACCATGTAATTCAAACATAGTGATGATTTTGCGTTGCATCTTTTTCTTGCCCATCCATTCGGTGGTTTGGGTGCCTATATCAATAATGCGATAAAGCTTGGCAAGAAAACTGCCGGCTGGTGGTAGTTTGAAGTCACTACCGGAACTGGTTTGTTTTGCAATTATCATTTTTTCATTTTCCAAAAATTGTTCCAAAATCATTAAACACTTCTGTTAATACAGGGTTTTTTCTATGGCGATTAGGTTTACCGCAAGCTTGCCGTATGCAATCAACTTGTGCCTGGGTAAGCAATTCGCCACCATATTCCATGCAATCTAAAGCTTCTTCTAAAAATTCTTCATGTTCTAACATCAACTGGTTTAATTCATCCATGTTTGCTACTCCTTTTTTATCACGGCACCATTGCCGTACTGACAAATGTAAAGTAAAATTTAGTTGTTGTAAAGTAATATTTAGTAAAAAAGGAAAAATAAATGACTGATGCACAAATGATTGACCTATTGGGCAAGCCAGCAAAGGTAGCAAAGCTATGTGGCGTAACGGTCCAAGCGGTGTGTCAATGGCGCAACAACAACGCAATACCAGCCGCACCATTGATGCTAATAGCGGCAACAATTGAACGTGAAAGCCACGGTTTAGTAAGCAGAAAAGACCTTTTTCCTGATACCTGGGCTTTAATTTGGCCGGAGTTAAGCACGGTTTAGTTTTATGATATAGTTCTAAACATTGAGGACTGGAATACTCGATGAATAGGGTTTTGTAGGTATCTTTGTGGGTTTAGGAAATAAGATAAGAGGTATTTCCCAAGCCATTCCAGCATAAAGCTACCTACAAAGCCCTTTTTTATTGGCTTTTCAGTTCCCATCGTTCTGATTGGGGATTCACCACCACCAGCGGTCAGGATAGAAGCGTTACTGGGGGATCAAGGAATGTAATAACG